ACGTTATTTGATTCATTAGTAACACGTATATTATATAACGATTCTCAATCTAAAACAGTACCAGGCGCAGGATTAGGTAACTATATTAAGGTAACTGGAACAACTGTAACTAGTGCTAATATAGCTTCTGAATACGGTAAATTGTATGCAGGAGCAGATCAAAAAGTTATTAATAGTACTGGTGAATTACCAATGATTTTCGCACCATTAGGTGATAGACAATTAATTAAAATTGCTAACAATGCAGTTGGTGCGGCTCAACAAGTTAACTTCTTAGTTGAAGGCGCAGGAGCAAATGAGAAAATTTACTACAACGGTGTTCAAATTTCTTTCCACCCAATTGGAGCAACTTTTAGAGTTTTAACTTTACCTAGTTATTTGAAAGTGTTATCAGATTCAACTTCTGATTTAAACTCTTTACAAATTGATCAAGTTGCTAATGGAGCAATGCAACGCTACATTAAGAATACTCAAGCTATGGCAACATGGGTAACTAACCAACGTTATATTACTTTATACGGTGGATAAAAAAATGAGGGGGTTTTAATTAATCCCCTCTTATTTATTAATATTAAAATTATAAAAATATGGCTTGTCCACTTACACAAAATTATGCAGTTAAAGATTGCTTAGATGTAGCAGGTGTCGCTTCATGGTATATCACGCCATTTAGTAATATGTTAACCGCTGTACCTACTGCAAATGTTATTACAGCTATTACAAAAACAGTTGCATTTAAAACGATAGCTCAAGAAATCGAGCAAGGCAACTGGACTTACACGGGAGCTGGAGCTTCTGTAAATGGTTCTTATGCTTACGATTGGCAAGCTACAATAAAAATGCTTGGGTTAAATACATTAGATCAAGAAGAATTAACACTTATCTTAAAAAACAAATGTGTTCTAATTGCAGTAATGCAAAATGGTGACGCTTGGATGTTAGGTAGAGAGTTTGGTTCTTCGGGAATTGATACATCATTTAATTCGGGAACAGCATTAGGCGACATGATTGGTACTGACTTAGTTATTAAAGGACGTGCTAAAAGCGCAGCGAAAAAAGTTGACCCAACTATCTTAGCAGGATTGTTAACCCCTTAGTAACTGTTTAAATTAATTACATTAAAAATGCTATTCATTAATTTGAGTAGCATTTTTATTTTGTAAAAAAATAAATTAATTGTATATATAATTAGTGATAGTTGTAAATAAAAATAGTACGAATAACGTAATGTTAACGCTTTCCGAAAAGACTACTTTAACAAATGCTGTTTATTTGTTTGAGGTTATAAATGACCAAAGCGGTGAAGTGAAATGTTTTATTGCTAATGACATTAGTCCTAATTCAGTTAGATTTAATGAATTTAATTTAATTGAAAATACAACTGAAAATTTACTTAACGGTACTTTTGAATTGCCGTTAACTGGTTTTTACACTTATAATGTTTACGAACAAACAAGTACCACAAATTTAGATCCGTTACTTGCAACTAATAAAGTTGAAACTGGCAAATTAGAAGTGCCAGACAATGCAACCGAGTTAACGCAATACAACGGAAACCAAACGCAAACGATAGTATTTAATGGATAATAAAATGAAAATATCAAATGTTCAGATAGGCTTAAAAAATATGCCTAAATTGACATTTACTGTTGGTAACGATGGGTATGTTAAGTATGGTAAAAATAATTTATATCCACAAGAATTGATCAGACTATATGATGAACATCCCGAACATAGAGCTATATTAAATCGTAAAGCTAGATACATTTGGGGCAAAGGATTAAAAGCGAAAAACAAAGTTGATGAAATTAAAGTAAATGCTTTTATAGATAATTTCAATAAAAAAGAAACTTTAAATCAAGTAGGAAAAAAAATAAGTTTAAATACTGAAATTTTTAACGGTCAATTTATTGAGGTTATAACTAATCTGCAAGGTCAAGCAATTGAAATGTATTTTTTAAATTCAGCAAATTGCAGACTTTCAGAGGACGGTGAAGTATTGTATTTTTCAAAAGATTGGACAAAAAATAAGTATCAAAATGAAATAAAAGAAATTTTAAAATGGAACGATAAAGAAAAACAAATCGGTTCTTTTTTTATAGATTTCAGATATTACTCAGCAACTGCTAGTAAAATTAATTCAGTTTATCCAATTGCCCAGTATCAAAGCGTTGCAGAGGATATAAATACAGATATTACAATTAGTAAGGCTAATAGTAATATGGTTAATAACGGTTTATCAATGGGGAAAATCATTAACTTTTTTAATGGATCGCCTGACGATAAAACAGTTGCTACAATTGACCGAGGAATAAAAAGCACATACACAGGTGAAGAAGGAGAGCCTGTAATGATAGTGCATTCAGAAAGAGATGACAAAGCCCCTGAGGTAGTTGATGTAACGCCTACAGATATGGCAGAGCGTTTTTTATACACTTCTAAAAGAGCTTTAAAGAAAGTATTTGCTGGACATGAAATGGCATCTGAATTATTTAATATAAAATTTGATGATAGTTTTTTAAGTGGTTCACCTGATTTATTAACGTTACAAGAGTTATTTGTAAAAGGATATGTAGAACCTAGACAAAATGATTTATTAGAATTTTTATCTTATTTATCATTTGTTAAGACTGGTGAATATTTACAAATGACATTCGACCCTATTAGTTTAGTGGGTGTAGACTTATCTAATGACGTTGACTTAACACAAGACGAACGTAGAAAATTAAAAGGTTATGACCCGTTAAAACCAGTTCAAACTGATATTAATGGTCAACCAGTACAAGCAGAGGCGGATGAATATAACGAATTGTTAACTGGATTAAGTGCAACGGAACAAAACCATATTGATAGAATTGTAAGAAAGTTTAGAGCTGGTAAAAATGAAAGTCCAGATTTAGCAATTGCAAGTTTAACGGCTTATGGATTCAAAGTTAGTCAAGCTAAAAAATTCTTAGGTATCAATGATGGATTAGATGCTAAAATGTCAACTGATAAAGAAGATAAGGTATTAACTAGATTACTATCTTTAATTAAAGAAGATGGCGAAGAGTACGAAGTATTAGAAACTAAAAAACATATTCATAATTCAAATGATGCTTTAAAATATGAAAGGCATATAATGAAGTTTGCGGATGCTTTAGTTATTACAATAGAACAGTTAGATAGCGCTATTTTAACTGCTTTAAAAGGTAATCCAATACTAACTATTGATGAATTAGCTACATTAACTCAAAGTGATTTCACAAAAGTAGAACAAAGTTTAGCCAGGTTAATTGATAAAGGTTTTTTAATTGATAATAGTATAGGTTTTAAACCAACTGAAAAAGCTATAGAAAAGGAAACTAAACCTATTGTAAGTGATGAAATTTACACAGTTTATAAATATGCTTTAAGTGATGATAAGCCTAAATTAGATAAAAACGGTAAACCAATTAAAAGCAGAAAGTTTTGTAGTGATCTAATGGCTAAAATGTCTAATCCTAGAAACTATTTAACATTTGAAGATATTGATAGCACTGAAAATGATTTAGGTACTAATGCGTGGGATTACAGAGGAGGTTATTATACCAATTCTAACAATGGAATTACAACCCCTGAATGTAGACATATTTGGGTTGCTGAAACAAGAAGAAGAAAAGTTAAAAACTAATGGCAGACGTTTTATTCATACAAGAAGACTACTTTAAAAAGTTGGTAGGAGTTGACGGGAACGTTGACTTTAAAAAACTTGAAAGCACTATTATAATGGTCCAGGACATTTATATACAACCTATTTTAGGAACGCCATTATATGAAGACTTAAAGACTAAAATAATTGCCAACCCTTCATTATCATCTTATACAAACGAAAAGAATTTAATCAATAATTATATAGCTAAATGTTTGGCGTGGTATATTAAAGCCGAATCTAGTTACTCTTTTAAATTTGCTTACCAAAACAAAGGAATACAAGTTAAGAATAGCACTAACTCAAATGCAGCCGACACAAGCGATGTTCAATTATTAAAGGACGAATGGACTTTAAAAGCAAAGGCTTATGCTCAATTATTAATGGATTACTTAGATGTAAATAGAAATACTTTTCCAAAGTATGATGAAGCTACAACGTCAGGTGTTAATGCAAGTAGAAAAAATTACTTTAATGGAATTTGGGTTAGAGATAATGAAAATACTATAAATGATTATTATAATAGATGCGAAGATAAATGCTAACATTAAATCATGACATAGAGTTGTTAAGCCAATTTGCTGTTAAGCATAAAGGGATTAATTCATTTTACTTTGGTAACGAAGCGGAAGCGGATACGAATGTGAAAATAGTATATCCATTTATGAATGCTATTTTGCAAAATCAAAGCATGGAAAACAAAATAGTAACTAGAACTTACTTGATTATTATTTCAGATTTAGTGCAAAAAGATTTGAGCAACTTAAACCATGTGTTAAGTGATACCGAGCGTATATGTTGGGACTTGCCCATGTATTTACGCCAAGTTTCAAATAGTGGTTTAATTGGTTCTTTTAAAGTAAACATGAATGTTAATGTAACTCATGATATTGAGAGAAACGATGATGATGTTGCTAGTAATTACTTTGATTTAACTATAAGTTCACCAATTGGAAGTGATAGTTGCAATTTACCAATTAATAGCGGAAATATTTTAACTAACAATTACATTTACGTCGGTGGTCAAATTAGCCAAAATAATTTCACAGTTGAAATAAAAGACCAAAATGGAAATGTATTACAAACATTTAATACAAGTGGCACTTATACAGTTGAGGTGTTACAACAAATTATAGATACAATTACAGGCAATACATCAACAATTATAGATCCTATTAATTAATGGCAAATGTAGATATAAGAGTAGGAAAAAAAAATGCAGCGTTCTTTTCTGCTAATCCTACTTTAATTTTAAAAAACGGTCAATTCATTTTCAATGAAACAACAAGTGAATTGTTCATTGGAGATGGTGTTACTCAATTAAGTAGTTTAGTTGCTATTAATGGAGGCGGTGGTGGCGGCTCTGGATTTGTACCTTACACAGGTGCAACTCAAAACACTGATTTAGGCAATTATAGTTTAAACGCAAAAAGTTTACACGTTAAAGGAACAGGTGGGAATGGACATTTAGGATTAAAACATCAATCTGCTAATATTACTGCAAATGCGAGTGAAAGTTCTATCGGAGCTAATAGTTCAGGGAATCCTGTTTGGAAAAACGATGGTAATGCTATTCGTACTATCCAATTAGACGATTCGGCAAATACAGCAACTAACTATATAACTCCTTTAGATGCTGACAAAATAGGAATTTGGGATGTTGTAAATTCAATTTTAAAATCTGTTACTTGGTCTAATATTAAATCTACTTTAAAGAATTATTTTGACACAGTATATACAACATCAAGCGCAGTAGCTACTCAAATTAGTACAGCTATAAGTGGAAAAGAAGATGTTTCAAATAAACAAAATTCACTTACAGTTGACGGAACTGGAGTTAAATACATAACAGTAGATGCAGTTAATGCAGCTTTAGCCGCTTTAAATGTTGTTAATCTAACGCGTGAAGAGTTTACATACACAAGTGGTGCGCAAACATTTACATTGACTCAAACAGCTAGTGCATGTTATGCAGTATTTGTAATGGGGCAAGAATTAAATCAAAGCCAATATACAGTTGTAGGAACTACATTGACAATACTAGATACATTAGGGACTAATGATAAAGTAAATATTATTTATTCAAATGCTTCATTAGGAGTTAATCCAGCTTACACAAAATTAGAGGTAGATGCTTTACTTGCTCAAGTAGATGCAAATGCTTTACTATATGCAATTTCTTTTTAAAAATTAAAAAATGGTACAAAATATAACAAATTATACATTTAATGCAACGGGTAAACAAGTTACTTTAACTGGAGTTACTGCTAATGTAGAGAAAGTAAGGTTAATTAAGAATTTAAC